ACCCTCCAAATTCAGCCGCAATGTTTGCTAGTGATATTGCCCCACTGCTTTGTAATGTCATTTTTAGCCCTCAATTATAGCTCTTAGTCGCTCTATTTCATCTTGCTGTTCTTTTATGGCTTCGATTAGCAAGCCAACCATATTGCCGTAAGCAACGGTTTTTATACCTTCATCATTTGTCATTACCACTTCTGGCAAAACTCTTTCGACTTGTTGAGCAACAACACCAGTTTGGCGTGGATTACCTTCAATATCGTTACGATTATAAGTCACGCCTTGAATAGCTTTTAGCTTTCCAATGGGGTTTTCTATTGGCTCAATATTATCTTTAAGTTTTTCATCTGAGTAAGCTGTAACGTTGCCTGTTGCCGTCCAATTTCCACTAGTATCAGCATAAGCCGCCCAACCACCCCAATCAGATGTTAAAAATCCTTGTGTTCCACCTGTGCCATAAAGTTGGAAATCCCAAGCACCATCAGAACCATATCCAGAAATACCCGCAGAATTGCCACCACCCCCCTGCATTTTCAAATTAGAGTTATTGCTGCCTTGCGCCAAAGAAACACCACTTGCGCTATCTAAGTGAAGCGTATTTAGTTGAGCATCATCATCAGGTCTTACAAAATCACTACTGTTTAAACCATCTAAAAGGTCAGCATCTAAGCCAGAACCCGAACCGTCTACTGTTTTAATTGCAGTCAAGATTTCATTAGCTGTCTGGTCAGCCGTTGCTGAAGCCTCAATCCCATTTAGCTTAGTATGGTCAGCATCAGTAAAAACGTTGCTATCAGTAGCACTTTCCACAAGCGTTCTTATTTCAGCCGCAGTTTGATCAGCCGTTGCACTTGCCTCAATGCCGTCCAATTTAGTGCCATCAGTAGCAACATTTCTACCGTCAACATTACCACTTACAACAATATTTCCAGTAACATCTAAACCGCCAGAAGTTGCTTCTGCTTTTGTAGCTCCTGCTAATTGTAACCTTTTGAAGTCATCAGCAATGACAGTAATAGAAACTTTTGCACTGCCACTGAGGGATAGCGCACTACCGCCACCACTACTTTCAGAAGGTGAACGTGTCAGTGTTGTTCCCGAAGCAGTATAAGTTCCTGTTCCTATTTCCCAACTAGAGCCATCTTCTATGACGTACTGAACAACATCGCTGTTTGCTACTCCTGCATCAGCAAAGCTTTGAAAGCCTGTTTCCGCACTGCCCAGTGTAATGGTTCCTGCACCAGTTGTGCTAGTTCCCATCTTGGCTCTATTAAATAATTTCGCCATGATGTACTCCTATTATGTAAGCGTTAAGATACCGTTTGTGCCAATGTCGATTGTAAATGTATCACCATCATTAAGTGTTAGGTTTGAGCCATAATCGTAGTATCCTACAATCGGATCAGCAGGGGATGTTGGTGTGTCATTGTAAATAATAACATATCTGAAAGCAGCAACCGAACCGCCTGATGCAGTTAGCACTTTATCGTCAGCCGATAATTTATAAGTACCACCTGTTTGAGTGCTTGTTATATTCGCCAATGTTCTATCAGATAGATTAGTATAACTTATTTCCGTTGCGTTTGCTAAAACACCATTTCCGTCTGTAGCAATGCTTGTTCCTGATGTGGGGTCAGTCGCACAGAGCGCAACTTTAAAAGTGTCTGCGTTCATATCCATAGCATTAGCTAGGTTGACCACAAAGTCATTTACTTTAGTAAAACTTGCCATTTAGTAGCTCCTTATTTTAATAGCACGACCAGAACCAGACGATCTAGCGGCCTCTCCTTCGTAATTAATAGCAGAAATCGCTTGTTGATACAATGCGTTCCACACTTGCACCCTTGCATCTTCCTGTAAAAATGGCGCGGAATGAAGCAAAGAACCGTAATAAATACTGTTAGGGAAGTACGTTAAGACCCAATTTGTATTGTTTGTTGCTAAATCTGGTATTTCTTCGTAATAAACTAATTCTATTGTATAGTCTGTGTCTGGAATGGGAAAAACCTCAAAAGCGCCATCAATTACAGCGTACTGTTGCGGCCTGCCTGTTGTATTAGAATTTGCCTCACGAAGCTTAGACACTTCCATTGGACTAACTAATTCTAATGTATGTGTTTCGGCTGCAGGTATTGTAAGCCTTATAGGTTCCACAAAATTTAAAGGTAAAGCAGTATACTGGCTATCACAGGTAGCAATTACCCTATCTTCCATACGCCAATGACGAATATCCCTAATTAACTGACTTTCCCCTAATTTAATGAAATCTGGTATTTGATTGGTTAAATCATCACGATTTAAAGTGTCAGCTATTGAAGCCCTTAGTTCTGTATAATTACTTAGTGCCATTCTACACTCCTAATAGGCAAGTAAACTGTCGTTCCTACCGTCTTTGTTATCTCTTACCATAAAATCCATTAATCCGACACCCCCTACGATACCTAATTGTGGAATACCTTTTTTCGCAGCGTTTTTAATAAACTCAGGGCTAAGACGAACACCTAACACTGGCTCTTTGTGTTTTAATTTTGGGTCTGTCGCAGTATCAATCGCTAATTTTTCTAATTTAGCGTTTTTATCAATCTTTTTAATAATTTTTTCTAACCTTGTTTTTGCAATTCCTTCGTAAAAACCCCTGTGACCTTCTAATTTACCGCCTGTCTTGCGTTCCACCATCTCTGCATTTGGTAACGCAAACCATTCATCACCGCTCTGAATAGCATCGTACAGATTGTTTTTCAGCGTCATGTCAAGCCATTTGTTTGTTTTTTCTGTCAATGGCGGTAAGTTCTTGTAACTTACTTCGGTATCTAACGCAGTGCCTTTGAAAAAAGCGTTATCCTCACTCTCAAATGGAAACGCTTTTTTGTAATCATCAGTACGTTTTAAATCAGCTTGGTCTACATCAAGCTTAATTTTCGCGCTTGATATGTTTTTATTGTATTCTGACATTGATGGCATGTTTAAATTCGTTGCCATATCTTCAAATTCGGCAAATGTCATTTTCTTGCCATCGAACGGTGTAAAAGTTCTGCGCTTTAAAAATGTACTTACAAATCGCGCCTTAATGTAATCTCTTGCTCTTTCGTCTTTTGCTTTCTGCGACCCTGACATTTCGTTAACACGATCTAATGCAAACTTTTCATCATTGTTATATCTGTATTTTGCAATAATAGGTTTGAGTTCCTCTAAATTTTCCATAATATGTTTGTTCATGTAAAATTCTGATGCACTCAAATCTGATTGTGTATCCATAATATTTGACCTAACAGAAGGCGCTCTTAAAGTTTCATCATCAAACTTTAAAGCATGAGGATTACCGTCTACATGGTTTGTCACATCACGCGCATAAGCTTGATACAAGCCAAATAATTGATCCTGCAGTTTTGTCCAATTTTCTTTATTAGGCTGTAACTTAAAATCGTCTCCAGTAACTTTTGATTTTCTAGTAACAGCATCATAAACCAAATCTTGCGCTCTTACTTTAAACAGCCTGCGAAACTCTGCTTCTATTTTTTCCTCATTTACTTTTGTATCTATTTTGCTAGCATTTTTAAGAACGTCATCAAAAGCATCTGGTGGTGCGCCGTTCATTATTTCCCTAAAAACATTTGCCCTTATATCACCACTTCTTTCAAATTGTTCTTTGAAATTATTATATTGTTTTTGTAAATTGATGTTGTAATCATCATTATACTGTTGGCTTTTTTCTTCAACTTTCTTCAGCGCCGACATCTGATCAACGCTTCGAATACGCAAATCATTTTGGATCTTCATAGCTTCGCGTGGCATATCTTCTTCTGGATAGTATTCATATTTGTAAAGATTTTTCAATTTCTCTGCTATTGTTTTCTTTTGATTACGAATATCTTGCCCGACATCTGACTGACCTTCACCGAAAAGATAAACGCTTTGATCTGTAAATTCGCCTGCCCTGTCATATGAAGCTGTTCGCGCATGAGCGGTAATGTTATCAGCGTCCTCCGAAAAGTGCCCTGCAGTTTCCATGTCTACTGTGGGGAAACCGTATGTTCCACTTTGTCCTTTTCCCTGTCCTTGGGTATAATCATAGATTGGGCTTTCGGGGCTAAGAGAATAAACTTTTTCTGTGTATTGTCTGCCGCCTGCAGGGAAGTATTCAGAATATTCTGTATCACCTTCAAGAAAAGCAGAGCCGTAATAATCGTCACCTTTACCAAGCATTGTTTCATAAAAATGCGAAGGATCACTGTACAAACCTTCCATTTCAGCCATCTCTTGAAGGCTGTCTGTTGCCATTTCTTCAGCATCATAGCCTAATTTTACAGCAAGTTCGTCAGTATCTTCAAATTTTTCCCATTTCAAATCTTCCCCATCAAACCTCAAGTAACTCATACCTCTATAGTAATCGTCAGTCATATCTTCGATGGCATCATACCCCATATCAGAAGCCATCTTCTTTAAATCTTTACCCATGACAGGGTATAACGGTTGTGTTTCAATATTCTGGTTTCTTTTATTAACTATTGTTTCTTTTCTACGAAGAGTTCCAAGGTATTCACTAAGGTCTATAGTGTCGCTATAGCCGCTTTCTCTCCATGCTTGCAGCGCATTATTAAGATCATCTGCGGTTTTTACCTCTGGCTCATTGCTCATTATCATTTCTGGTATTATTTCTTCTCTGTAATACAGAATTTCATCATCTAAAGTGTTTGAGAGATATTCTTCAAACATTTCTTCAGACGTAGGCGGTTCGCGCCCTATTGTGCCATCACTTTCTTTGAATGTTGTTTCAATTATAGGCGTTCTTTCGTCTAAGTAAGACCTTATTTCATCTTTAGTAACTGTTTTTCCTGCAAAAAATTCATCTGCGCCTGTCCACTGAAGTTCGTCTAAATTTGCGCCACCCTTATTTGGATCAACCATCCATCTTCTTAAATCTTCGTATTTACCCTTTTTCTGTGGTAAATTTTCTGCAGCCCTGACAGATGGACTATATTTTTCTACAGCCCGTCGGAACGGTATAAAGGTTCCGTCTTGTAGATAATAACCTGTATCTGTTTCTGATGCGACAGGTGATAAGCCACCTTTTCTACTGTAAAATTGCCTTGGAACATCAACACCTTC